ATGGGATCAAATACTAAAAGATGGTGGTTCAATCCAAGGTATAAAACAATTAGACAAAGTTACATGCGGAGAGCACGATACACCTATAAAAGAAGTATACAAAACATTTAAGGAAATAAATCAACTAGAGCTAGTTAATCAAGCTGGTATAAGACAACAGTATATAGATCAAGCTGTAAGCTTAAATCTAGCCTTTCCTTCTCAAGCAGAACCTAAGTTTATAAACAAGGTTCACATGGAAGCTTGGAAAAAAGGTATTAAAACTTTGTATTATATGCGTACCGAGTCGGTACTTAGAGGGGATATAGCTGAATCAGCTACAAGTGAAGATTGTTTAAGTTGTGATGGTTAACATTTCCATCTACGTCTAGCAGCTCGACCTCTTTCTGAAGTCCAACCTTTAGATCTAGCACAAAAAGATTTTCTTCTTTTAGCAGCCTTACTGCCTGGTTTTACCTTGCCAGTAACGGCTGTTTTTAATTTACTACCTGGATTTTTCTTTCTGTAATTTTCAACACCTTTTTTAGTCATACCAGCACCTTCTTCTACTGTTCTAAAATTACGACCTTTACCTTTAGTTGTTTTTCTTACATCAGGTTTTCTTTTTTCTAATGGCGATGGTTGGCCATTGTATCCTATTTTTTTAGGACCAATAATACCACACCCACAATGTTTAGCAGGACTAGAATATGTTTCTCTTTGTTTTTGTAACCAACTCATATTATTTATCTTTTTTTAATCTTTTTCTAACTATGTTCATTGTTGTTTTCATTTTTGCTGCATAGCTAGGATTTTTCTTTCTATTAAAAACAACTTGTTGATTTAAACTACCTATAATTTTTTGTAAATTATTATTTCTAGTTTTCATTAACCAACTTGCTAAAGCGCTAGGTGATAAACTTTTAAACTTACCATCAGCATCTGGAGCATCTGAGTGTTTGAACTCACCCATTTTTTTAGGAAAAGGACTATTTAATTTAAACATTATTCACCACATTTTTTACTTGGATCATCTACTCTTCTCCAGTCTTCTTTTTCAAACCAGTCTTTTAATGTAGCGCCTTTTCTTCTAGCGCCTTTTACATTAGACTTGCTTGATCTTTTATACTTACCTTTTGACGCAGCTGCTTTTTTAGAGTTAACAACTTTCTTTCTTTCTTCTTTACTCATACTTCTAATTTTAGAAGCAGGTAAACATACTTTACTAGTTCCACCACCTTTTTGCTTTTTAGCTAATGGAGAACCTTGAGAAAAAAATGATTGCCAATGTTTAGCAAGTGTTTTACTTGGAGTTAGTTTAAATGACATAATTATTTTCTTTTAATTTTTTTACAACTACCTGGTGAATAAGGCTTTTTACCTTTAACTGGTGCGTAACCAGGCCAACAACGACCTTTTTTCTTTAATGCTGAGTAAGGATGTGCCATATTATTATTTTTTAGATGTGTGCATGTTTATAAACCAGTTTGCTAACTGCTTATCTCTAGCTGTAGCACCTTTTCTAGCTTTTAATTTTCTTGCCTTAGTAACTGTTACATCTCCACCATAAAGTTTAGATATTCTAGCTTTTAAAACGCCTCTGTATGCTTTAGCCATTATTTTTTCTTTTTACCAACACCCCAATTTGCAGCGCCTCTTTTTCTACACTGAACTAGCTGACCTGACGCGTAAGCACTAGGCCAAACTTTAACAGCTCTTTTTACCTTGTGATAACAAGCATCTTTTTTACCTTTTTTAGTTAAAGGTGTATGACCGTAGCCGTCTTCCATTAAGTCAAGATGCTCTTTATAGGTATTAGCAGTTTTGGTGCTACCCTTTTTATACATTTTATGAGGTTTGAATGAACTTGGTTTCATATCACTTTGTATTTAGTTTTGTTGTTACTGTCTTTGTAAGCTTTTAAACATCTGTTTCTATTATCATCTTCATTAACATATGATACATGTACCCAATTAGGATTTTTATCTGTACCAAATTCCCATATCATTTGATCAAAGCTTAAATTATCTTTAATCCAATGATACATCTCTGCATTAGTAGCATGTCCAAAAGTATCGTCAATATCAATCGCTTGACCCTTACAATGTTGAGATTTAGCAGATCCACCGATTGCATCGTTAAGTTCAGGTCCACGATAAAACGAATTTATCTTTATAGGACCTCCTACGTGCATCCTAAGAGGCTCAAATATTTTTTCGGCAATAAGCCTCATGTTTTTTAAATGAACATCAGAGGGATCATTTTTTAAACCACGTCTTTCTGCTGTTCTACTGTATACTCCTTCTTTATAACTAACGTGTTTACTTATTCTTTCCATTACTTTCTACCTTTACGAGCGTTACCTTTTAAAGCTCCTGGTATATCATCTATTTGATTACCAACTTCTTTTATAGCTTTTATAACATCTTTTATTTCGGTTTCAGTTAATTTCTTTCTTTTCTTTATTTCAGCTAACGTAGCTAATGCTTTTTCATCTATAGTGGTTTTGCTCCATAAAGCTTTCCACATATCTTTCCAGTATTGTTTAGTTAATTTCCACATAATTATTTATTTATTAATTTATATTTATTCTAACAAAGGCCACAATAGCCATTACATATTGGACACATAATTTTAAAATTTACTTGCGTTATTAATTTCATTTATTGATTCTTGTATTTCTTCTAAATCAGTAGGAAGCTCTAAATCTAAACCAGCTTTCCAACTTGCTTCTACTGTTCCATTTTTAATTATAAAAATAGTAGGTGCCATACGTACCTTATATTCTTTTTTTGTTTTAGGTGCTTTAGCTATATCAACTCTATAATAGCTAGCGTCTTTTATTTCACTCCATTCTGCAAAACAATTTGCTTCATTAAACTTAGCCCAAAATTCTATTACTATTGTTTCATCGTTGTCATCACCAAAAGCGCCGCTAGATACAGTATCTTCAAAACTACTATCATCTAACCAATATTTTTCAGGCACATCAACTTGTGCAAATGATATAAATGGTATTAAAATTAAAATTAAGTTTTTCATTATCTATTTTTTTGTAATTCATATAATCTCTCATCAATTTTCTCAAGACTTTCTTTTATTTCTTCTACATCTTCTTGCGTATCCATTATTGTCTGCCTTATCAACTCGTCTTTTAGATCATATTCAACTCTATCAATAACAGGTTTTGGAAGTTCTTTAGCTTCAGCTATATCAGCTTTTAAGCTAAACCAAACACCAGCAAGCGTAACAATACCGGCTATTATACCTCCTATTGTTTTTAATGATATTTTAAAATCTGATTTACCGTCGCCATCTATATCAATACCCATAGAGGTATTTTCGTCTAATTGTTTTGCCATGATTATCTAAATGTATAATTAATTCCAAAGTTTGAGTTAAACATTTCTGAGTCCCAGAATTTAGTATACTCACCTTCAATAAATAAACCTATTGATTTGCTAAGCTTTACACCAAACACTAAACCAGCTTGATAATCACTCCACTGTTCACCATCTAACAAATCGTTGTGACCACCTTTACCCCAGCTGTTTCTATGTAGGTAACTAAAATCTTCATTACCTTGTACATATTTATGATATGGTAATATCCAGTTTCCATAAGCGTGAAGCCAGAAATTTGATTTGTAATGATAAAAGTCAAAACCGACAATTGGAGCAACTTCACCAAATGAATCTAATTCAGACCAAGCTTCTTGATTATACCTATTTAATAGCATAGGCATTATCTGATCTCTGAACTGAGCATCTGTCCAAGCTACAATATCTCCATTAGGATTAGTCCAATACCAATCACCAAACGTATTACCACTTTCATCAGTAGATGAATAATACCAATCATCATATCCGTAATCAAATCCTAATGTGTACCAGTAATTAACTGGATCACCATCTTCATCTATTTCATTTAACCATATTTCTACAGGATTATAACCATAAGGACGTTGATGTGTTCTGTATATTGCACCAGCAGATATACTAAATTTCTTACCAATAGGTAACCTAGCTCTTAATTCACCAGACATGTATTCAAAATCTATTTTACCAGTTTCTCTAGCTTCAAATTTAGCTATATGATAATCACCGGTATGTCTAACAAATAATCTTTTGTTATTAAACTCGTTACCATTAAATCTTTCTTTTTCAATATGTAATAAATATTCTAAACCTTGCACAGCTGATGTAGGTGCAGATAAACCTACTTGTTTTTCTACAGCTTGATTACCTGTCCAGAAGTTACCAGGTTTTCTTTCATAACCAAATCTACCTAGTTTTCTTATACCAAAACCATATCTATAATTAAATGGGTGATATTTAGCTCTATCCTCTACTTGAGGTATACCGTAAAAGTCATCAGGATTTGTACGTATGAAATAGTTAGGTTGTACTGATTGTGCATTTTCTATATTACCAGCCGCATAAATAGTACCATACTTTAAAAAGTCTTCGTACACTTTTTTAAAAAATTGTGCATTTGCTACATTAGAAATAAGTAGCACTAGAATAATTAGTAGTGTTTTTTTCATAGTAAAGTCTTGTTTATTATTATATTATCACTCGTCTAGAAATAAATCTAACTCGCTATTGTCATTTTTCTTACTTTTTTTCTTCTTTTGGTTCTTTTTATCTAGTTTTATTAGTAATTTTATTAAATCTTCTTCTTCGTTTTTAGCACCTATATCCCATGTTCTCCAACCTAAAGCTAGTGCTACACGCTGCCAAGTTGCATTTCTTGAATCTGTAGCTTCAACTAGTGACTCTAGCTCGTTAACAACTCTATCTAGTGGAACGTTTAATAATGCAGATGATAAGTTACCGGCTATATCATACGCTGGACTTAGGTTTATTCTACCATCAGCAGTTACTTGCCAACCTCTTTCTTCTAATATTTCTCTATTAAATTTTCTAGTTTGTTGAGCTCCGTATAATTTTCTAGCTTTACTACCAATAGGCGGTGATACATTAAACATTTCTATTAGTGTATAAGTGTGATCAGCCATGTAACCTTTTTCTTCTTCTTTCTGATACCTTAATATAGTATTTTTAATTGTAGATAATACAGCTCCTTTTACACCAGAACCTCTTAACAAAGTATCTATCATGTTGTTAATTATTCTAGCTTTCTTTTCTTCTTCTTTTCTAATGTCTTTTATTATATCATCAGTTTCATCACCATCAAATCCTGGTAGTATCGCAAACAACGCACTTTGTAAAGAAGTAAATATAAAGTTTTGTATTGCTCCATAATAAATGATCTTACCTATATTTGTAAAATCACTTTGAGTTTGAGTCATGTTCTCGTATCTCTGTCTCCTAAGAAGCATCAAACCAGCTTTCTTTTGAAGTCTTGTCATCTGCATAGGTGTATTTTGAAACGATAGTATTAATCTACCTAACACACTAGCTTGTTCTTGAGATATTAATGCTGGATCACCAGACTGTTGAGTTTCCTCTGCTGTATTAGAAAAATCTTCCCAAGCTTTTGTTTCAGCTTCAACTTGAGACATACCTTGTTTTTTATATGTATTTATTCTGTTTCTATAAAAACTTGCACCACCAGCAGCAATTGCAAAGTTATCAACTAACTGTGTAGGTATAAAACCTTTTGATAATAACCAAGATATAACAGAGTTAACAGAGTTCTTACCTCTTTTAGCAGCGCTAGCTATTTCTTGCCATTGAAGATCTGTTTGTAAACCTCTTCTTCTTTGTTTTAGTTTTGGTGAGTTCCATATATAAGCAAAGTCTTTCCAAAACTGAGGTTGATTAGCAAAAGCCATAGATGCTTTTATTATACTATTATCAGACCAGTTTAAAAAGTTTATTGTAGATATACTTTGTAATAAAGCAGATCTTCTGTTAAAGAACATTATAGTACCTACAGAGTTGTTTATCCAGTTTAACCAAGCGTTTACTTGTCTGTTTTGACCAGTTGTTCTGTTAGAACCATTAGTCATACGATATAATATATCTTCTAAAGCTTCTCTAAATCTAGTACCATATACGGCTTCTATCTTATTTAATACATCTGGAGTAAAAGCAGCTTCAACTCTATTTATCCAGTCTTGTAAATATTCTTTTCTACCAACCTTGTTTGATAAATTATCTAAATCTTTTAATATAGTTTCAACATCCCAACCGTTATCAGGTGCTAAATATTTATTTTTAACATTACCTATTTTTTCTACACTGTTAGCAAACTCTGTTAACTGCTCACTAGAGTTTACGGCTTTTATAAGTTTATTCTTATCTCTTTTTGATATACCAGGTATATCTTGATTTTGTTTATTCCATATGTAAGTTCTTATAGCATTATCATATGTAAATACAGTACCAGGCACTTGTTTATCTAATATTTGAGCTACATCTGGATACTGTTTTATAAGTTTTTTGTAGTCTGATTTTAAACTTGTTTTAGCTATATTTATAGCTTCAACACCTCTAAAATAAGGTTTAACTAAATTATCTATTAGCCAAAACCTGTCTTGACTACCTTTTTCACCTTTACCAGCCATTTGAACTAGTAACCCCTGAAAGTCTTCAGATCCAGGTGGTAAGAAAATTTGATACTTACCTTTATTAACTCCTTTTCTTCTAGCAACTATTTCTGAAAATCTAGCTTCAGCAGAAACACCACTTTGAGTTTCTATTATTTTATTCATAGTATCAGCAAACGTATCTATGTTACTTTTACTATAAGCTTGTTGTATATCAGACTTTACATCAATATCTTTTAAAACATCTTTTACAGCTTTAACATTTTTAATCGCATCATCTGCAAAATAAAAATCATTATAGCCTTCTGAAACTTTACCAAGTATCCAATCAGCTTTTGCTTGAGGTCTACCATCTTCTAAACCAGTTATATTATCTATAGGTATATTTAAGCCGATGCCTTTTAAAAATGCGTGTATAGCATATGCAGCTTCTTGTGGTCTTGCTGTTAAAACAAATATATCGCCAGATCCAAACTTGTTTTGTCTTTTTAATGCCAAATCAGCTAATGGCCCTTTTTTACCATCTATAACTTCATTAAACTCACTAAAATCAAACTCAGCACCAGCAGCTTCAAGATCCGCAGATGTTGTTGCAAATTCAGTTGCATCTATTTTAAACTGTTTACCACTAGGCATTGTAACACCTATTTTACTTTTTGTTTTAGCCAGTGTGTCATCAAAATCAAAAACACTAATACCTTTTCTTTTGGCAGAAGTTATACTAGTTGCTCTTTGTAAATTACCTCTTGATATAGAAGCTGCTTGTAAATTTTCTGTTAGTATTTCTCTAGCTTTTTTATTAGCTATATAATCAGAAGATTTTACACCTAATACATTATAGTGATTATTAGACTCAGCTTCAGTCATAAATAAGTTAACTCTAAACTCAGCCGCTTGATTAGTTCTTCCACCAGCTTTATCTATATTGTTTAAAACTTGGTTTGTACTAAATAATGATATATGGTTTTTAAATATATCATTGGCTACATCAACATTTTTAACTTGACCATAAAACAATTTTACAGCAAGTTTAGCCATTGTTTCAGAGTTAGCACCTAAGTGTTCGTTTTTAGTTTTTAAAAGCGTTATAGCTTTATCAACATCACCGTTTGTTTCTTTTAATGCTTCATTGTAACCTACAACTTTAGACCACTTATCATAATAACCTTTTGTTGTTTTTGTTTTAGGACCTGTCTGTATACCATCAACTAGTCTAATATGCTCAAACGTACTTAAAGCTCTAAAACCATCTATAATATTTGTTTGAGATTGTAGCATCAAATATATAGAAGTTGGTTTCATTTTTGCCTCTTGCATTTTTAATGCTAAATAGTTTCTTAAATTTTTGTTAGCATTATTAGCGGCTTGTATAACTTTAGCGTTATCAACTAGTATTTTTACTTTTTCTTCTACTTTATCAGCTTTATATATTTGATCTAGTATTTTCGCTAACTTACCTTTGTTAACCATAAGTATAACATCATCTATATTTTCTAATAGATAAGCATATTTATCATTTTGAACATTTTGGTTCATAGAACTATTAAGAGAACTTAAAAATCCTTTGTTTTTCTTAGGATCTAAATGTCTATAATGTACACCCATAAAGTTAAAACCAAATATTTTATTAACTCTAGGATCTAGAACACCAGACAACTTTAACATGTCTGTTTTTAAGTCATTTAAAAACTTAAAATCACCATCTCTTACCCACTTTAATTCTTTACTTCTTATTATTTTAGATATATTACTAGGTAGTTTATATGAAGTTAAATTACCTATAAAACCATTTTTACCTTCTAATCCCATGTCTTCAATGTATGATTTAGCTCTATCATACACGTCTGTTAAACCATGTTTATCAAACTCATCTTTTAAATATTCAGCTCTAGCTGTACCTTTTGGTCCTCTAGCAATATCTAAATAATCTTGTATTAATTTTGTTTGATCTGATTTACTTAAACTAAAAGCTGCTTCTGGGCTTCGTTTTATTGATTCAGCTAGCTTACCAGATATACCATCGTATTTAGCTTGTAAATTAGGATTATTTTCTAAAGCAGTAAACACAGCGTCAAGTGCTAGTTCATTAGCTAAAGCATTTTTAAGTGATTTATATTGTGTTTCTCTTCCTTGAACAAAGTTATCTACTATGTCTTGTACTTCTTGATCAGATAAACTATTTACATCCTTAGGTATCCATATTTGATTACCAGCTTTTTCATCTGTTACAAACGAACCTTGATCTGACTGCTGCATTAATTTACTTTGAGCTACATTAGCCCTACCACCATCATTAGTAAACATAGGAAACCTGTTTCTGTATTTAACGCCTAGTAAATCTATTATCTTTTGTAAGTTTTGTTTATCACTTATAAAGTTTTTAAATTTATCAGATTTTTGAGTACCTATTATATTTGATATGTCTTTTGCTAAAGATGTTTCAAATGATTTTTTAAGATTTTGTCTTAGTTTTTTAGGATTTTTATTTACCAAGTTTTTAACATCATCATCAGTTAATTTGTTATCAACTTCATTTAAAACTTTATTATAAAGATCGCTGTTATTTTCTACATTTAACAACTTTCTATATTCATTAGTTTGTTTTGTAACTTGATCAAACTCTACGTTTTCATCTACTCTTATATCTATTGGTCTTTTACCTTCAACTTGTTGATCTATTCTATCTTCAAACCTACCAAATGTTTTAGATGTTTGTGCTAGCTCTAATATTCTCATTGGTAAGTTGTTTGCAGACTGTATCCAAGCTGCTAAAGAATTATTTTTATTAGGATTCCATCTTGTTACAATATCTATAAACCCTCTTTTAGCCGCATAAGATTCTGTTATCGGTGATTCACTTGTATTGTGACTAAGTCCAGTAAATTTATTTAACAGAGCAAGTATTTCTGTTTCATCAGCTGTTATTTGTTGTTTTATTTTTTTAGTTAAAAAAGGTTCCCAGTATATACCTAATGTTTGTGCTCTATTTATTTTATCGTTTTCACTTAAATTACTCCATGTATCTTCATTTATACTACCGTCTTCGTTTAATGTTACGCCTCCAAGTAGTTCTGTGTTTTCAAATAAAGAGTTTTCTGATTCAGAAGATGCCTCTATTTTTTCATCTACATTTGCATCAACATTTTTTCTATACTTATCTAATATTTTATTTTTTGTTGCGTTGTCTATATCTTGCTGAGTTAAAGTACCATTAGATATTTTTGTGCCTAATTCAACTAAAAAGCTTATTATATTGTCATTGCTAGATAAATCTACAGCGGCTCTGTTACCTATGGTATCACTTATTATATTACCTATTTGATAGAAAAAGTTTTTTGATGGAACGTTTTTTACATCTTTTATTCTATTTACTCTTTCAAGAAAACCCATAACAACTTCTATTGGTTTTTTACCATTAACACTGTCTTCTGTTGTTTGCGCTGTTTCTGCTGCTTGAGCTGCATCTAAACCAAATATTTCGTTATATATTTCAGGTTCATACTTCTTAGTATAATTAGCTATTACTTCAGCTAAACCTATGTAATCACTACCTTTTATATTAAGTTTATCCCAAAATAATAAATGACCTACTTCATGAGTATGCGTGTTAGTTCTTTCATTTTTCTTAGAGGTTTCACCTATTATTATAGAACTATATACGCCATCTACACTTGCTGCAAAACCATTGAGATCACCTTTTTTAGTTTGTAAAACTTTATTCCAAAAATCCTTTTGACCTTCAGTTGAGTTTGGATCATTAATAATGTTTTGAGCAAATTGTCTAGCGTCTGCGTCTGTTTCAAAAGTATTGACGCTATAATCAGCAAAAACACCTTTTAACAATTTATTTATAGCTTCTTTTCTTTTATTATACTCTTGGTCTATAAATAATTTATTAGCTTCTTTATCTACGTTTACATCAGTAACTTCTGTACCATTTTTTCTTAAATTATCTTTTGCTTCTTCTAATATAGCATTATACCTATCTTCATCATTTACTTTTAAAGCTTCAAATCTATTAGCATAATTTTTAGGATCTTTAAAAGCGTTTATTTGTGTTTCGTATAATTGATATTTTGTTGCTAAAGCGTTTATTAGTTCATCTCTAGTTTTAGCATCTATATCACCAGCTTCAAAAGACTTTATAACATCTTGCGCTTGACCTCTAAGCTTATACTGGTTTATTGTCATTTGTTTAAAATCTTCTAAAGCTTCTGGTCTCATCTTACCAACCCAGGTGTTTTCAAATGCTTTTATTTCGTTTTCTATTTCAGCATTTAACTCAGATATTTTTTCTTTATAAATTTAGCGTCAGAAGACCTTTTATCACCTATACCGTTATATACGTTTTCTAAGTCTCTTATCTGTTCCCAGTTGTTATCTATTCTATTTACAGCATCTTGATCCATCATTGATCTTGCAACAGATCCTAAAACAACAGAGCCACCACCTAAAGTACCACCAAAAAATCCACCAGAAAAAGTAGCATGTCCTACGTTTTCTAATAAAGGTCTACCTGTTATGGCATTTTGAGTTAACTGAGTCATACCTTCAGAAGTTGCTTCACCAACTATACCTATACCAAGTTCTCTTGCAAAATTATTTTTAAAGTATTCACTACCCTGTGTTTTTAATATGTTACCCCTACCAGTATTTATAAAGTTTTTAGTTGCGTTGTTTAAAAACCTACTACCAAGTAAAAATGTTGGCGCTGTACCTAAAACACCTTCAGCTAAACCAAATCCAGTACCAGTAAAAAACTTGGTTAATTCACCATATTCTTTGTCATCAAAATCAAAATCGTTTAACCTACTCATATACTCTTCGTAAGTCATATCACCTATTTGTTGACCACCAGTCATTAAACCTAACGTAGTAGCAGATATACCAGCTGAAGTATAAACACCAGCACCAGCTAATCCAGCAGTACCACCACTAGCCGCTATTATAGCAAATATAGGTAACTGCCTACCTGTTTCTTCAAATAAAAATCTACCAAAGTTATTAACACTAGAAAAAGCATCATCAAATTTTACATCTGGTCTATATGATTCTCTTTCTCTTTGTACTCTTTCTCTTATTTCAGCACTTGTTTCACCAAATATATTTTCATACTCTACATCATCTTCTCTAAATAAATTAGCAAAAGCATTTCCAAATTCACCAGCACCGTAAAATAAACTACCAAATGTAGATTTAACGTTAAAACCAAACTTGTCTATTAAGCTATAGTTTCTCTTCAACATGTTTAATTCTATCTGAGAATCTGATATTACCTCTTGCCTATCAATTATACTTTCAAGTTGATTTTTTAAAACATCTCTTTGTATATTTAAATTAAGAGCCATTTTTTGATATTCTTCAACATCTCTTTTACTTATAACTCTACCATCTTTTAACTCTATAGTTTCTTCACCTGGTATTATTTCAAATTTATAATCAGGGTTATTTAAGTTATTTTCAAAGTTGATCATGTTTTTATAAAGCTCACTGTTTTGAAAAGTATCAACAGTTGCTTCAAAACTATTCATATCATCTTGAAGATTTTCTTGAGCCGCGTTGTCAACTCTTAATTGACTATAGTTAAGTGTAGCTTGCTGCTCGCCTTCAGACATGTCAGCTACAGCTCTATCTACCTCACGTTGTGTTGCTAAAAATATTTCTTGTTGTAATTTTCGGTACTTGAAGTAATTTTGTACCAATTCATCAGGTGGTATATCTCCTTCCCAGTTTCTGTATTCTTCTGGTACTTGAGTTTCTAATAAGCCTTTTTGTTTAGATTCTATTAATATTTGTTTAACTTCATTTAATTCTTTTTGATATGGATATTCTATGTCTATTGTGCCAAACTCATCTAATCTAGGAACCTCTATTGGATCAAATGATATTTCAGCATTTTCAATAGTTAGTTCATTTATTTTTCTTCTTAAATTAGGATTTTGGCTTGGATCGTTCATTTCACCAAACGATATATAACCTATTTCACCATTATCATATTCAACTTTATTTCTACGTATACTATAAATATCTTCGTAGTTTTCTTCGTCAGTATAACCAATTGTTACTTGCTCACCTCTATTGTTTATGTATGTTCTTGGTTTTGAAGGTACTGTAAATATTGACTTTGTTCTATCTGGATCAATATCTCTACCAGGCTCTGTGTCTAAGCCATACAACCCATAATCATAGTCGTCAGTTATAAACAAATCATCAACTAAAGGGTAGTTACCCTCTTGCTGTGAGTAGTCAACCGCAAATAAATCATTTTCATCAAACATAATTTACTATTTAAGTTGTTCTAAAATTCTTTCTACAGCGGCTGGATCATTTAAGTTTACTGGAATACTTAATTGTCTTCTTTCAGCTTCTGTTAGTTTGCCATATTTTGGATGTAATTTAGATGGTGATATTTGTACACTACCTCTTTTACCAGGGTTTATTTTTATATTTCTTATATTTTTAATAAAAGATCTTTTACCGTCATTATCCATGTTTTTCAACTGTGGGTAAAGAGCTTCTAAATCTTTATATGTAAGAGTTCTACCTTTTAATTCATAAGTAGTGGCTTGACCATCACCAGAAGTTATACTATAACCCATTGGTGATAATTTTAATTTCCAATCATCTACGGTTGGAGCTCCTTCAGCGTCTGAATATATAACTCTAGTTTTACCATCTTCTAAAAACTCATTACCATAGTATATTCCACCTGGTGCGTAGTCTTCTGGTTGTTCACCAAATGAAAAAGTAAAATCACCCATGGCATTAAAGTCTGGTTTTCCAGGTTTAACAAAGGTATTATACCAACCAGATATAGTACCATCGTCCTCAGGTGTAGATATAGAACTAGAGCTAGAGCTAGAGCTAGATCTAGAACTAGAACCACCACCACCTCGCCTTACAGGATCTTGATTTTCAAAACCAGCGTTTGCTTGACCTTGTAATCTTTCTAAATAAGTTTGTACAACTATATTTTGTAATTCTTTTTCTGCATCAAAATCACCGTTTCTAACTCTTTGTATCAAGTCTGTATATTGACTTTTGTCTAATAAGCTAGTACCTACACCTAAAACATCTTGATCAAAAGCTATTGAAAGTAAATCACCTTCTGTACCTTTAGATAAAGACTCCTTAAGGTTTATGCCAGCTAAATTTAATTCGTTATCAGTTAGTTTTTTACCTTTGTTATAAGCATTTACTAAGTTAGTCATCATTGACTTACCTACACTAAAGTTTTTATTAAAATAATCAGGTAAATTTTCAACAGATATTTGCTCATCACCTCTTGTAAAAAATACTTCACCGTTATCACCAAAGCTCATAGGTGCTTTACCTCTTATAACATCATTTATAAAAGCTTTATCATCAGGATCAACCATGTCAGACATAGTGTTATTATCCCAGTCAATATCAAAGCCATTAAATTTTTCATGAACTAAATTTAAATTTTGCTTCAATGTTTGTAGTTTGTTCATATCAGCTGATATTCTACTGTTCAATTCAACTTTACCTATAAGATCGTCATCACCTGCTCTTCTTTTATATATTTGATTAGAGCCAATATTTATAGCAGTATTTTTAACAAACTGGTCTACATAATCTTTGTACGGAGGAGGATATGAATTTATATCTTGCCAATTTATACTAGGTAGATTATCAATATCTTGACTAATATAAGCATCGGCCTGTCTATTTCTCATTTCCTCTATTCTTCTATTATTTTCTATTTGTTTTGCGTATGTAGGGTTGTAACCTGTTTTTACACCTCTTGCAATACCTGAAGATACAGCAGGAACCATCATATTAGCATATGGATTTATACCACCTTGCCCTTGTTGACCTGGGAAGTAGTTTTTATTTAAACCACCAAAATATGTTTTTTGTCTATTATCTGCCATTTTTATTTATTTTAATATTATCCACCAGCGTTTACAGAATCCATATACGTTCCAGCTGCACCACCCAACGAACCTATACCGCTCATAATACTTTCTGTAGCAGCCGCTCTAGCTGCATTTGCAGCACCAAGTCTTTGGCTAGCTTGACCAAATTGAAAGTTTGTTTTTTGATATTCTAAACCTCTTGCTTGTTGTGCACCTGCTAATTCTGCAGCTTGTAATTTTGCGCCTTGTTGAGCCGCAGCCATTTGATTAGCACTTTCTTGCTGAGCTATACTTGCTGAAGCGGCTTGTGATTGTTGTGCTTGAGCATTAGCCATTGATTGAGCTAAAGCCGCTATACCGCCACCACCCGCAGCGCCTTGTAAATTAGACATAGTATTAGCCATTGCAGCTTGGTTTTGCTGCGCTTGAAATTGTGCCGCCTGTTGGTTAACAGTTAGGTCTTCCATTGTATTTTCTAAATTAGCCGCTAAGTTAGAAGTATCTAAGTTCATCATTGCTGCTTTAGCAGTGTCAAATTCTCGTTGAGCAGCTCTTTGCTCTCTTTTTCTTTTACCACTACCAATTATACCACCAGCTATGCTAGTTAAACCTTGTACTCCTGCCGCTATGGCTGCTCCTGGTATCATATTATTATTATTTTAAGTTACTATTATTATTACACATTATTTGCTACTTTCAACTATTTCACTATTAACAGCGAATATTTCTGAGGCTATGTTAGAATCGTTAACAAATTCAGCTTCAGCAAAATACCCTAATAAACTAGACATGTTAGCTGTAGCATCTTTACTAAACAGTATGTAATCTGTTTGACTTGGTCTAACAACGTCATCTGGTACATCTACAGTTATTTCATCTAGTCCTTGTGGATTTACACCTATACTTTGTACGACACCTAATTTTATTATATCACTTTGATTAAACGCGTAATAAGGTGTAGTGCTATCAGGTGTAACATAATATATTGTATCCCCAACTTGAAGGGATACGTTTAATACTTGAGTAAATGTTAAAGTTATTACTGCCATGTTATTGATTTATGTTTGAAAATGAAACTTCTTGTATTAACGTTAATTCATCACCATTTGCTGTTGTTCCAAAGTTACTAACAACAGTGTGTACAGTACCTTCAAACTTTCTATTAGGATCTGGATTACTACCATAACCGTTGTTTGTTACTGTTCCAGTTGATATTGTTGATTCGTATGTAACACCACTATTATTATTATCTCTAAACTTCATAGATGAGTTTGAGTTATCTGGCCTAGCGCTAAACGCTATATCACCTATTTGATTTACGTATGCTGGTAAATCATTTGCGTCAAGTTCAAAATCAAACGTGTATCTTATTTTTTGATCACCAGCAGCAATAGTACCATAATTACTATCACTTTCAGAGTTTGTTCTACCTTGTTGAAACTCTATTAAACCATTTGGAGATATAATAGAGCTACCACCACCAGTTATATCATGAAACACTGTAGTTCCAAAAGTCATACTAAATGATCCACCACCGCCAGGACTACCACTACTAGCAACTGTAAAAGTTATTGATCTGGGTATGCTATCTTCAAAACCATCATTAACTTTATATGTAGCTGTGTCAGAGCCAGAATAATTAGTGTTTGGTGTATATTGTAATACACCACCAGAACTCATAGTCATAGTACCATTTGAAGGTGCACTAGCTATAGAAAAAGTTAAAGCGTCTCCATTACCATCAGAAGCACCTGTTATAGTATGCGTTGTTGCTGTGTTGTGAGGAACACTAACAGATTGATTAGTAACAGTAGGTTTTATATTTATTATGTTATCTAAATTTATAACAGATGAAACGTTGTTAGCAGGACCTAATCCTAAACCATATGCTTTACCTGTTATAACAACTTTAGCAGAACTTGAATTTGTACTTGGAACAGAAACAGCCTCTAAACCAGTCATTTGCCACTCGCCAGATCCTGAAACTGAAAAATCAGTATTAGTAAAATCTTGAGGAAAAGCAGGTTGCCTTCTTAAAACAAAAGCACTTAATGAACCAGAAGTAGCAGCTGTTATTTTTATAGACTGAGTTTGATATAAATCACCTGACTCATCATAATACGACTGACCAGCAGATCCATATAGTATATTATTTTCATAAGTTAATGAATTTATATCTGGATGTGTTTCAGTTGCTGTTGTGGTAACTGTAACAGCTTTACCTTGAGTTAATTGTTTTGTAAAAGGTGTATTATCACTACTACTGTTTTCAGTGGTTAATGTTGATGGTGAATTACCACCAGCCACGCTAAAAGTAAAAGTTACTGTTGCACTACCAGTTCCAGCTGGAAAAATTATATCTTCTATAGTTATAGAACCAGATGCTGGTATTACAACACTTTTATTTGTAGACGCTGATGTAAACGTGTTAGTTGTAAAATCATAAGTATCAGATCCAGCACTAGTTGTTAAAGTTACTATAGCGTTAGATCCAGCAGTACCAAAAACTGTTAAATCTTTTAATTCACCAGAAGCGTTAACAGTATCACTGTAAGCTCCTCCAGTACAAGATATACCTGTTATTAATTTTGGTACAGCAGTGTTATCATTATCAGCCACAGCTATAGCGCTTAAATTTAAACTTATATTAGTCACATCATTGCTAGGTTGTAATAACATATAATTAACTCTCACAAACGTTAACCTATCTTCAGAGTTATATACATGGTCAACAAAATCAATAGTCACTCCATTATCAGCTGTTGCTGTTATACTACTTTCTTCAAGATAAAAATTAGTACTAGCTGTTAATGGTTGTGTAAAAATAACGTAATTAACACCAGCTATGCTTGATGTTGAAAAAGTAGTATCTTGACTTGATTCATTACAATTTGCTATTGATGACTTATATGTACCAGAGGCAACATATGGTATTTCTTTTGCTAATATAGCTTGTCCATCAATATCAATAACAACATCTGCATCAGCAGTTGGAACAAATGTATCTTTTAAATCTATAGTCACTAAAACAGTATTGTTGGCCGCGTAAGGCGTGCTACTATCAGTTAGTGTTATACTTTGTACTGGACTAGTAAAAGAGCTTGTTGTATTATTTGCAAAATCAGTAGCTCTAACTACATAACCGGAGTTTGGCGTTATAGTTAAAACTTGATTAGCAACACTACTTGTTAAAGCTGTATCTTTTGTTACGCTAACTTGTTTTTGATCTATAGTACAATTTAATAAAGCCATATTAGTCGTTGTTTTCTTTAATTGTTAAAATAACTTTGCTAGGTCCAGTATCATTTGTTATTTGAACACCAGATCCAATACCCTGAACATTAAACTCTTTTGTGTCTAAGTTAGCTAGTGTTGTTGCGTCACCTTTTATATAATTAAACCATTTACCTTCTTTTTCTATAAACTCTTTTATCTCACCACTTTGCTTATCTGTTTCTATAGATTTTAAAAACCATCCAGCTTTAGGTGTTATATTATAAGGTAAACCATCAACGTTTGATTGATCATCTCTTATTTTACCTTGACTACCTTCGTAGCTTATTGTTTTAAAACTTTTTATAGTTCCAGGAAAGTCGTTTAAAACTACAGTTATACTAGACGCTGTAAAATTGTCTGGCGCATCGTAAAAAGTATTTCTTATTTCATTATCATGTGAATATAGCTTACCATTTTTTAAACTATAGTAAGTATTGTTTAGTGATAGCGCCATTTCTGGTATAAAAGATTTTCTACTTGTCCAACCTTTAGAGTTTATTTTAAAACTAACAGTATCAAGTGGGTTATATACACTATTTTCAACTTTATTTACCATTGTTAAGTTGTACATATCCTTTTTATCATCAAAGCTTCCTAAAACAAAATTAGACTGTGCTAGTTTGTCTCTAAAGTAATCTCTCATACCTATAGCCGATATTTCATCTAAACCGTTTCTAGACAGCCTTAAAACAACTCCTCTGGCTTTATCAGCAAAATAAGCTTGAAAACCATAAGAAACAAATGATTCTGGGTTTTTACTTATACCATATTCACCTATGTAAGGCACTGATTGCCCTAAAACAGCTGTATTTGATGTAACATTTACGTTACCATCAGCATTAAACAACGCGTCTTTGTTAGCTAATACTTTTAATATTTTATCTTCACAGCAAACAGTTAAATCTGTATCTCTAGTATGTAGCTTTTGTATTGATCCGTATACTGGATTTAAATCTTTTATTATATTTTCTGCTATTATAAATTGGTTTGTTCTATTAACACCACTCATTGAGTTGTATATTTGTGAAAATATTAAACCTGTTTTCTTTACCTCTTGTTTATATTGCTCTGCTAAAGGTGCTGAAGCTTTAACACCTTTTGCTATTGTTGGAGCATTAAAATCATCTCTTATTCTATTTGACTCAACACCATTACCAAAACTATAGCAATTGTGATAAGCTAAAGTGTGAGCAACATTATGACTAGATATAGGTATTGCATCACTAGCTTCAAAATATAAATCTAAGTCTATAGCTTCTTTTGGCTCTGTTTCAAATATAGCTGGATTTTCACTTCTTGAATCACTTCTTTCGTTAACACCACCATAAGGTGTTAGTATTTGTATAGTAAAGCAATCACCGTTTCTATAATTAGTTCCATGACTAACGCTTGTGCTATCCCAGTTTTCTATTGGTCTATCAAGCTCTAATACAAAAACCATTTGTTGATTTGAGTTCCATTCATCATCATTTCTTGCGGTTTTTTTATCATACTGTCTAAAACCTCCGTAAGCATGCTTTTTTATTTTGTAAATATTTTGTTGTGAATCCTCTACAAACCTTATAGCTGTTCCATCTGTTGTTATACCTGAAACAAAATCTCTAAATCTACCTTCACTTAAATGATCTGTTATTTTATGGCCAATAGCAACTGATCTAAACGCTATTGTTTTTCTACCAATTTGTATAGGTGTTAAACCAATCCAAGATGGTAGAGAGCTATTAGAATATCCATTAAGTAAACTTGGTTTACTTCCATGTGGTCCATATCTCCAATCTTCAATACCGTTGTGTCTATTTGTAAAAAAGAAACCTAAGTTTCTACTACTATTAACGCAACTAGGTGGACCTTCACAATAATCTCTCCAAGTTCCACCATGATTAGTACCACTTTCAGTTATATTAGTTGAATGTAGTGTTTCTGTTGTAGAAATTTTATAATCTTCTACCGCAGTTGTATTTAATATATTTTCTTGTAATGAAGCATCTCTATATATTTTTACAAAAAATCTACCAGTAAACTCTGGTTTATTTCTTGATTCAATGGCTGCAAACTCAGCACCCAGACTGGTTTGCGCGTTACTACCGCTACCACTTGCGTATGTACCATCTGGAAAAAATTGAGTAACATCACTTCTAAACCTATCCCTCAATGTTACTCTAACTTCACTAGAGTTATCAATTAAGTTTATATTAGCTACATCGTACCAAGAAGAAAGACCTATTCCAGATACTATTCTAACTACAACATTTGACGTTTTAATAAGTTGGTTTTCACCGTTTGTAACATCACCAAATCTAGCTTCGAAATCATTTTTTGTAACATCAAAAAACAAACCGTCCATAATTGGAAAAGCTTCAGCCTTAAATTCAGTTTCTAATGTACCAAAAATTTTCTTTTCTTGTTTTATATCTTCTGGAGCTTCATTTGATATTGCTATTATTTTATACTTTGCTTTAGTTAAAACAGGTTCATCACTATCATGTTGTTTTTTAAGTATTAAAAAAGTTTCTTCATCTACCTTGTTTCTTTCTGCAGATGGAAAACTTAACCAAACGTTTCCATCTTCGGCATCATACCATCTATCCATAGCCAAATTATAATACTCATTTGAAGTTTCTTTTATAAAAAATTTAAAAGAGTCAGCAAACATTGGCGCTTGATTTGATAGCGTTGCTGATATTGATGTTCTGTTTATTGAACTATTTTTATCTAAATAAAACGTACCAGTATCTTGAGCTTGAACTGGTGTTTCTCTACCATATTCATCTCTATAAACAACACCTAATTGATATGTTCTTTGTGATTTTAATGATTTACCAGGTGTACCAACTTCTAAATCAGCATCTACAATTTGATCTATTTGTATTTCAGGAATAACATCAACGCCTTTAGGTGTTGCTAAATCAAAGTTATGTGTATAATTACCATAAACTAATCTATTCGCTACAATTTCTTGAGCTTTAGCTTTTAAAGGAACACTATCAAAAGGTCTTAATAGTTGATTAGGTGCTATAACTTTATATATTAACTCTGATTCAATTTCAAATTCACTGCTATGAAATTCAGGGTCATCAACTTTAAATGTTTTTACAGTATATATATTAGTGTTGTTTTCTTTTTTAAACAACAAATCTATTTCATCTACTTGATCATGTGTATTATTTGGTCTAAAATTAGAAACTTTTAAATATCTTAAATCATTAACCATACCTAAGTTATAAGCTTGAGCTGGCTCATAATCAAATTGTTTAGGTAAAAAAGCTACTTGACTAAAAGGACTTATAGTAGAATATTCACCATCTACATATTTCCATCTATATGCAAACCTTATAAAATCTTTTTCAAACATTGGCTCTTCTTGCTCTAGTGATATTAACCAAGATATTTGCTCAGTAGGTGTTGATTCATCAATAGAAACTATCCTCATACTTATTTGGTTTTCAGGATAATCTTCACTTATTATATTTGTTATTACACATCTTACTGAAAACTCTTCATTTGTTTCATATTCATATTCTGGATCAAGAGTAAAAACAATAATATCACCAATTTGCCAATTAGGCATATTAAATGTACTAAAAGCTGTAGGGTAAAAATGCCCAACTTCTCTTAAAATAACCTCACCATTAACTGTTTGTCCAAAGCTAAAATTAGCAGTACTAGTAAGAGGCCTTGTATTATTAGGATCTCTTTTTAAATTAGACATTGTAATAGTTGGTGCTGTTGATGGACCTTTTTTAATAACTGTTACATCATCTTCTTTAAAATCATAAGCTACACCATCTTTTTGTTTTAAAAGTGTTGTATGCGTTGTAAAAGCACCAGCTCCAGTAGCGCAACCAGCTTTAAATCTTTCTATATTAACTACTTTTGGTTCAGAGTTATTGTCTGTAAAAAATAATAAATCATCTATTATATTTATACCTGTTATAAAATTTTCATTATTATATTTAAATTTTAAAACGTTTTGCTTATCTATTACGACCGGAAGTGTTGTGTCGTTTGTTTGATCATATTCTATTATAGCATCTGTAGTTGATGATGTAATAAAATAATATATTTTTTCTGTAGCAGTATTTGCAATAGCACCAATACAATTAGCATTAGATATACCGTGTGATCCTCTTACTTTGTTTCCAAGTATATTTTGAGCTGCACCAACGTCGTCGCCTTCTGAACCAGCCACTTCTATGTTCATAGCATCTCTATATTCACCGTTAGGCACTAGTCTTTCATCAAGGTCTTTATTCATTCGACCTTTTGTAAAAGTGTGTTTTAATTCTGGCATGTGTTAGTGTTTAATCTGTTTAGACTTACCTCTCATTACTTGCGTAATCTCTTCTATCTTTATATTAGATAGTCTAAGTTTAGCTTTTCTTATTGCGGCAAATCTTTCTTTTTTAAGCATTGGTATAAAAGAAGGATTAACTGTAGTGTGGGTGCTTGCTATAGCGTAAGCGATATATTTATACATAGCTTCTTCTGCAAATTTATGAACTACCATTTCGTCGTCTGTAGCTAAACCATCACTTATGTATTTAAGTGAAACTGTTTTACCGCTCATAGTAGAACTAAAATGTATATAACCTTTGTTTTCATCTATATAAAATATACCGTTAAATTGAGCGTTTTCAGGTTCTATACCGTATCTTCTACCTTGTAAAACATCAAAATCTTCTTCTGTTTTTTTATAGTTGTCATTACTATCGGAATTATCAGCTTCATTTCTAGCTTGATACCTAGCCCACGTATCAGAATCAGAAGCTGTTAACAAATTACCGTTATTATCAAAGCTATAACTAAAATCACCAGCTTGAACAATAGCTGTTGGGTTACTAGTTTTTCTAGCAGGATATAATAATCTTTCTGTTCCAGCTTCATCTACATAACAAACTTTAACATAATTTACATAATCATGTGGTAAAGCCATTTTTAAAGATGGTGGAACTTCTATTTCCTGTGATTTTTTAGATTTAAAAGTATCATAACTTAGTTCTTGTATTGCTCTTTGAGCATGAAAAGCTACATCAGCTCTTCTAACTCTAGGTATTATCTTATCAGCACCTACATAACTAACCATAAAGTTATTTATTATTGCCTGTAAAGTTATATTTTGATAATTACCTAAATCTGGGTTAATTAATGTTACAACTACAACATCACCAGCTGAGGCTGAAGAAACTAAAGTAACAGTAAAACTACCAGCAGTATAACTAAAATCTGCAGTTGATAAAGCATTGCCATTTAATGTAACAGTAAAATCACTATTTGTTAATGGCATAGTACTTAGACTATACATTAACGTTTCGTCGTTTGGAAATGTTAACACAAAATCATTTTGACCATTAGAGGCCGTAAAACTTTGAGATCCGTAATATTGTTGTTGTGTTCCTTCAAATAATGGCATAGTGTTTTATTTTATGATTCTTGTTGTATGTTTTGTCCTTCCTCAGTAGCTGCTTGTTGATATAGTTGAGGATCTTTTATTTGTATACCAGCTAATTCTAATATTTTTATAACTAACTCAGTTTCTTCAGATATATGAAGATCAAAATGTGTTGCTGCGTTAGCGTTATATAAAGTTCTACCATTGTCAGCGTTTATAGTGTAAGCCCAGTTTACAGTTGTAGGTCTTGCAATGTAATTACACACTACATTACTAGTTATTGTTGTTGGGTATATCTGTATTGATCTTGAAAGCGCTCCGTCGAAAGCAAATGTTGGATTTTGTCCCGTGCCACTTGAATCATCTGGCATAGCACCACTTGTTCTAACATAGACAGGTCTTTTTAGTGTTGGAGCTGTTAATGGAGAGTTTTGTATATGGTGTATTTCGTTTTGATCTATTTTTTCTATTTCTACATAACCACCTTTGCATTTATAGTATAGCTCACCCATACGGTAGTACAGTGGTAAAGTACCTCTACCTTCTTGACCAGATGTACTAGACATATCAACAGTATGATAGTATTTTTCAAAAACATCTATTTTTTCATTTAATATATCTACCTGGTCAGCATATGTAGTATCGTTACCTGGAAATTTATTTATAGAATTTAAATCGTAAAAGTATTGTTCAAAAATATCCATTTGAGCTTGGTTTGCAAATAGATTAAATTCTTGAGGCGTTATATATCCTCTTTGTTCTTTATTTGCTATTGCTAAAACCCTTTGGTATACTGTATCTATATTAACCATATTTCTTTTTTTTTATAGTAGTGGTCACCTATAGAGATGACCACTCTATAAATGATTTTTATTTTAGTTTTTTCTCAATGGCTTGTAAAACCTCTAAGCCATCGTCTGTTTTAAACCAAGCGGCTAAAGCAGAGTATGGATGCTCATCAAATGGAACGGTAAATAATTTTCTACCATTTTTCCAATTAAAAGCTCTCCTGTCATTTGTTAACTTAATTATTCCAGCTTCTACAGCTTTCACACCTATATTTCTAAGCTGAACATTATCGTCAGTACCTAGTTTTATAAAGTTAACAGGATCTCCTTTTGCAAATAATAAAGCATCTCTTTTTATTTCTTTAGAAGACATTTTAGAAACTTTATTTCCTAACTCAACCCTTAATATAGCTTCCATTTCGTCTACATTAAGTTGTTTAGCTAAAGCTAAAGCTTCAAATTCTAACTCTATTCTATCAACTTGATCTTCCGCCATAACATCTGGTTGATATTCAGTATAAAGAATATCTTTTTTCGGATGATAAAGTGATAACAGCTTTTGTAAAGCTGGTTTTGTTTTTGGCACATTTAATCTACCATTTTTAAAAAATATGTGACCTAAAGTTACATAACCTTGTTGCTCATCAGCAAATGGTGATTTTTGGTTTGTACCATACCTTAATTCTCTATTGTATCCTTTTTCTTCATCAAACCAAAGTAAAGGATTTTTACCTGTATGTTTAGATTGTAAAGACAGTATCGGAGGATTATTATTACCCTTGACAACATACACCCTGTCTTTTATTTCAAAATTTTCCATGATATAATATAATTAAAAAGTTAAAAATAAAAGCCTAGGGGCCGAAGCCCCTTTGCTTTTAATAAGTGTTTTAGTTTTTCAATAATACGAAGTTATTCGCAGCTTGAACACATAAACATCTTTCTGATAGGAAGTTCACTACCATTTCATCTACGTCAGATGTGAAGTTTCCACCAACAGATCCAGTGATCCATGATTTCATTTTTCTATCATCAGCTTCAGAAGCTCTATATCTAACGTGTAAGAATGGTCTTTGAATATTCTTACCTAATTGCTCATCATAAACTGTTGATGTACCTGCAGGTACAATAACACCTTCAATGTCGCCTACTAATCCTCTTGTTACAGAGTCATTTAAGTATTTCCAGTCAGTTTTATAGAAGTCATAAGAACCTCTTCTGAAACCAGAGAAACCTAAATTAAGCGCCATATCTTCAGCGTTATTAAATACACCGTAAGAAACACCACCAACAAATCCTGAGCTTAATGAAGCCAACATGTTATCAATTTCTAATGAAGTTGATCTGTCTAAGAACATCATGTTTTCTTCAATAGCACCTTGCTTATCTAATTCTTGAAGAATTACATCAAACTCACCTAAGCCTTGTTGTGAAACATAAGCTTGAGCAGATGGAGTACCACCTGGTCCTGCAGTAGAGTTTAAAGCTTGGAATACATCAAAGTCAGTTCCAGTAAATACTAAACCTCTTGACTCTAAAGCAGCAAATAAACCTTCAGAACCTGTGATAGCAAAATCACCAGTTCCTTGGAAATTAGCGCCAGCGTTACCTGTTGCGTTAATATCCTCAGCTTCAACCATTGCCATTTCTAGGTAATCGTTAAATCTTAGTCTAGCTTCAGATTCAGATTTTAAGTACCATAGATAACCTGATGCACCTTCTTCAGTTGTTACTTCAACCCAACCGATTTGTGCAGTGTCAGAACCAGAAATTTGGTATCTGTCTCTTAAAATCATTGGCTTGTTAGAAAACTGAGTAAAAGGAGCGTCAATTTTTCTACTTGACTCACTTGAACCTTTTCTGTATTCAGTACCATAAACAAAAACGTTTATGTCATCACCATCAGCAAATACGACAGGACCTGAGTTCGTGTCATCTAAATGTGATTGTGTATATGGAGCAACTGTTACACTAGTTGTTCCACCACCAGCAACTACAATAGCTTTTAAAACTTTAGATGAATCGCTACTTGCAATAACGATTGTATCGTGGTTTTGAATTAAGTTGTTAGCTGGTAATTTAATTGTGTTAGCGGAAGCATCGATTACTTCTACAGCATTAGCACCGTCGTTATTAGCGTCAGCGCTGTATGCGATATGTAATCTACCTTGCTCAGACCAAATTACTTGATCAGAAGCCATAGGCATTTCTGCTCCAACCATTGATAAGAAACCAGAGATAGTTCTTTTACCGAATCTCTCTACTTCCTTCTCATAAATTTCTGGTAGGAATTGCTGAGCAAAAGTACCACCACCAGAACTGTCGTCAAATGACAAGTAGTTGTTTAAATATACTTGCTTTGACGGTCTTGGAGTTATGTGCGATAAATACGCACCTACACTTGAAAAAGGCATAATTATTAATTTTTAATTGTTAAACTTGTTATTTTCTTAATCTAACTCTGAACGCGTTGGAATCATCACCTGTTATAGCTTTTACTTTAATACCACCAGCTTCAACAGTTTTATGTGTTTGTCTGGGGTCCATGTTTACGTTTTTAGATTTAGCCATGCTTTCTTTTATAGCATCAGCTTTACCTTGTTGGTAAAAATGGTTTGCAACAGCATCAGCATTCATCGCAGTAAATAAAGATTTGTGATAACCAGCTCCATCACTCATTTCGTTTTTATCGTTTAAAAACTTTTTAACAAAATTTGTAATATCACTTTGCTCACTTTTTACTTTGTCAGCATCTTTAACATTAAACCTATATCTTTTATCTCCAACTTTGTATTCAAAACCTTTGAACTCATTGTTAAAAACATTATTGGTTTTTTGTTTAAAAATAGAAGCTTGACGATCTGCAACTTTTTGATTCTCATCTTGCTCTTTGTTATATCTATTAAAGAAATCTACAGCTTTTTGTTGATCAGGCGTTAACTTAACACCGGCTTTAATTTCCGCATAGTATTTGGACTTTAAACCGTCCAAGTGGTTCTTAGCATTAGCAACTTGCTCTTTCAATGCCAATTTTTTTCTTCGGATGTCTCTTTCTTCATCTGCTTCTTCGTCATATGAAAATTGATCTTCCATTAAAAAACTAATTTCATCATCAGTAAGATGTGATTTAGTTTGTTTATAATATTCTCTTAGTAGTTGATTATCATCATATTTACTAAAGTCTTGATTTATCTTTACGTAATCCTCTAAAGTTCCACCAGTTTCATTTATAAACTCTACAACTTTTTGTATGTTTTCTGGTAGTGGCTCACCTGTTTCTTGAGCTTCAACTATAGCTTCTTCAACTTCTTCTTGAAGTTCTTCTGCTTTTTCTTCAACTACTTTTTCCTCCTCTTCTTGTATTTCTTCTAATACAGGGGTTTCTTCTTTAACCTCTTCTTTTGGTTGTTCTTCTTTTATTTCTTCAACAACCTTTTCTTTAGGTTCTTCTTTTGTTAAATCAACTTTAGGTGTTTCTTCTTCTTTATTTTCACCTTCAGTTTCTTTTTTACTTAAATCAACTTTTATAGTATTGTCTTTTGGTTGATTATATTTTTTCATTTTAGGTTTAGACTTAATTTTCATGTCTCCACCTTCTTTTAAAACATCTTCCTCTATATTAGTAGGTTCTGTTTTTACTTCTTCGGTTGGTTGAACTTCTTCAACTACCTGTTCATCTTTTTTAGCCATAATATAATATTATAAAATTAAACAAATTACCTAGGTTCGAATGCTTCTAAATTAAATCCGCTACCTAGTGTATCATTACCTGCTGATTCAAAACCTTTAAGGTTTTTAGCAGTATTTTTTTCTTTAGTTAGCCTTTGTTCTTCACCCTGAAGTCTAACTCTATTATCTTTTCTATCTTCTTTCAAAGAATCTTTAGCTTGAATAATATCAGTTTCCATTTGTTTCATCTTCATATTTAATTCAAACTCATACGTCATTAACTCTTTTTTAGCAGCAACTTCGTCTAATATTTTTTGCTTTTCTAAAATTGATTTTGATTTGTTTAAATCATCTTGCATTTTAGTCATAGCTTGTTGTTTCTGTATTTCAGCTTGTGCTGCAACTTGTTGAGCCTGTGCGTTAGCATCAGCTTGAGCTTTTATATTTTGCTGAGCCATTTCTTGATCCTTTTTTATTTTCTTTTTACGTCTTAATTTTAAAACTTGATTAGCAAGTTTAACATTTTTTATCATACGTAAATCAATAGCATCTTCAAGCTCTATACCTTGTTGAGCTAACGCTGCTTGAATATTGTTTTCAAGCATTTGTTTTTCTTCTTCGTCTGGTTCTAAATCTAAAAATATACCAAAATCATATAAATGTAACTCTGACATTTCTTTTAATGTAGCTACATTATGAGCACCTAATGATTGTATAAAAGCATCTCTTGTAGGTGAATACTCTATAATGTCTGATATTCTTAATGATAAAGCTTCAGCAACTTCTGAAGTTAAATATAAACCAGCTTGTAATATATGTCTTGTAGCTGTGTTACTATTTGCAGCTGCAATTTTTTGTATACCTACTAAAGCATTTTTATCAGGTGTACTAGCGTCTCTAGCTTCGTTTAAACCGGTCACATCCCTTATCATTTGTAAATAATAATTATATGTGCTTATTAAACTTTGTAGTTTACCACCGCCGTTACCACTAGCTATTTCTTGTATAGGTATTTTACCCGGATTCATATCACCATCAGCAGTCATTGATCTACCTATAACAGAACCAGTTTGGAAAAACATATTTAATGCTTCCTGTGGATTATAATTCGTACCGTTACCTAAATCTATTTCAGCTAAACCATCAGCGTCCATGTATATACCATCTGGTACCATACGAGACATTACTTGTTGTAATTTTAAATGTGTTAACTGTATCATGTCAGCAAAACCAGTTATTCTACTAACGAGTGATTCTATTTTACCCTTATACATACGTGGAGCAACTATAGAATAATTCATTTTAACCTTAGTGTAATCACTCTTAGGTCTCATCATGTTTTTAGCTAACTCCCACTTTAATATTTTATTAGTTCCTAAAACTAAAGCTCCTTCATATAAAACTTCAATTTCTCTTTCTAACTTACCAAATCTTTGCTCTAACGCATCGTTTACTATAGGGTTAAAAGTATCATCTTTAACTAATATTTTACTAGCACCAGTTGCTGTATCTTTTACTTTATATACTTCTTTAGAAAAAGTCTTATAATTAAAATACAATATCTGTATTTGGTTTTTATCTACATCTTCATGAAGTTGAGCTACGTTATAATAACCAGCTCTTTTCATACTTTGTGCAGATATTTCTTCTAGTTCATCTAGTGATAAATTAGGAAACTCTTTTACTAATTCGTTTATTGGTACTGTTTTAACTTCACCAACATAATATACATCTTCAAAATAAGGAGACTCAGTATATGAGTAAACCATATTTGCTGGATCAACGTAATCAACAACTACGCCTTCTGATGTATTAAATGTTGTTTTAACAGCTCCAATACCTAAAACGGTTAAATCATAATAAAATCTTTTTCTAGTTAATTCATACTTATTACCTTCTAATAAAGTATTTATAGCTTGTTCTTCTGCTATTTCTACAGCTTGCTTATAATCTAATTGCATATGAACTTCTAGTTCTTCTGTGCTTTCTGGTATTTTATCTACAGGATTTTGTAAAACATTTACACCAAACATTTCCATTGTTTGTTTATTTAACTCACGATTTTCCATATCGATCATTAAACCTTCCATGTATTTAGTTCTTTTCTTTACACCATTTGGATCTTGAGCAAAAGCTTTTATATCATAAACCCTTTCTGATATACCATTTACTACTATATCTACAAACTTAGGTATTATAGGAACTGGCTTCCAGTCTAAATTTAAGTAGCTAAGGTCACCATTTATAGATAACTCGTCTTTATATTTTTGCACAGACTGTTCACCTCTAGCATATAATCTTAATCTATGAAAAGTATCTTGATTACTAGCAAATCTATAGGTGGCGCCATCTCTTATAAACCATTCTCTTTCTATAGCTTTAGCTACTTTTAATCCGTACTCTTCAGTTACTTTTTCAAGATCTGGAGCTACTTGACTAGGAAAATAATCTTTTGTTATTGATTCAGCCATATTGTTAAGTTATTAATTTAGACAAAGTTCCTTTATTTTCGTACCTTGCTATTTTTAAATCTAATTTTCTTTTTTGTATATTTTGATTAGGCGCGTATAGATGTCTATTACAAGCCATTATTGCTAAACCTGAGCTTATTGTAGCATCAAATTTAGTTCTATTATTTATATCAAACTTAGACCAGTCTTGTAGTGTATCAGTAAAATACATACTACCTGGTCCAGTGTTTTTAAAACCAACATGCTCTTGTATATACATTTCTATAGCAGCAGCATGAGCTTGTTTTATATCCTCACTTGAATTTGGTATACCACCTATTTCTTTTTCAGTTACAGATAATTTATTCCAAATTTTATCTGGTCTATTCAT